GTCTTAGCCTTTTCAGCTGCGGCGGCAGCGGCAGCAGCGGCGATTTCTTCTTCAGTCACGTCAATTCCTCACATGGTTGTAGCTGTGTGTATGCCGACCCTAACACATTCGTGAAAGGTCTGCAAATAGTTATGCCTCTTTCGGGCGCTCGCCCTGGCGATTTGGCTTGCCCTTTACCGGTGGGCCATCGGTGCCCGCCGCATCACCGAGCTTGGGTTTGGTGAGCGCTGCGGTAGCGATCAGCATCTCCATTGGATCGGCGGGCCAATCATTCTCGATCTCAGCCCGCATCTTTTCGCGGAGCTCTCTCTTGAGGTTTGGCCAAAGCTTATCGACCATAACCTGCATCTGCTCCTTGCGCACAGTTTCAGGAGCTTCGAGAAGTTTCATCTTCATGGCGGTGTCGAGCTCGGTGGCGAATGAGCGTGTATCGAATGACGCCGGATAATGCACATGCTCCGGCGTGTCCTGAAGATCCTCGACCTTGCCATTCCAGGCGAGCACGAGGCGAACCAGGTTGTGCTCAGCCAGCTGAATGCCGCGAGCTTTCGACGCCAGCAGCGAATTGAGCTTCTCGAAGTCCATCGACTTCGCAACACCTGAAGAGTTGTCGATGCCCTGCGAGTTGTCCTGCTTGGTGCGCTCGCCGGCCATGCCAACAGAGTGATAGATTTCCGAGATGATCTTCTCAACCACCGCGATGATCAGTGACGCCTGGCGCGGATCGGGGGAGATGAACTCAGGCCCGGCGCCACCTTCACCATCATAGGCAAAGACTCGCTTGGTGCCCATCTCGACAAGCTGCTTATACTGGTCGTCGCCAGGCAGCATCGATTGAGCCGGAATCACCAGCTGGGAGAAGGTCTGATCCTGAATGATGGCATCCAGGTTCGACAGGTAGTTGGCCACAGCGCGATCGAGATAAGCCGAGTCCGCGATCAAGGCGGGGTGGTCGTCCCGATCATCTGCATAGACATGCTCATGGCTGAAAGCTGGAACGACGCCGAGGTTGTGCTCGCGGTATTCCTCAACGGTGTAGACGAACTTGTCGCGCTCCACATCCTCTCGGATGAGAACCCAATATGTCGTTCCCCAGATGCGGTAATAGGTTCGCGTGGCGCCAGAGCTTGTCAGAGGGTCTGAAGCATCGCGGCGCGTTTCACGAACCTTCAGCCATGCCAGATCGCCGTTATCGCTGTAATCCCAGTCGAGCGCATTCTCAGGCTTCACCGTATAGGCGTAGACGCGAGACTTGCTGTTCTTCTGGTCTGCCATCGAGATAGCATCAGCAGGCTGGTTGTTGTCCACGATGAACCAAATGCGACCGAAGATCGAAGCGCGGCGTGATGCGGCTTCCATCAGGTCTGGGATAGGGCGCTTGTCGAGCGTGGCTGACTTCCAGAACGCCTGGACTTCCTTCTCAGCATCAGAGGCGCGGGTGATGTCGCCCTTGAAGACATACTTGTTGACGATATCCACGACTTCGCGGGTGTGGTTCGGGCGATACGCACGCTTCACACGGTCACGATATTCCTTCACGCCTTCCTTGTGGTAGCGGAAGATATTATCTTTGAACCACGCGCGGCCACCCTCATAGGTCGCTTCAAGAAAGCGCCAGTGCTCCAGGCTGGCATCATAGGATGGGTGACGACGCTCGATCAGCGTCTTCAACTCATCCTGTGTTGCGGCTTTGTATTGTGCTTCGGTTGGCATGTTATGTCGCCGTGATTGTGAACTGTTTGTCAGGGACGCCCGCCACCGGAGTGCCGTTCGCGTTCATTAGGCGCGCAGTGATTGTCCGAGTTCCTGTGAAGCGCTCGGTGGTCACAAGCTTCGGCGAAGCTGCCTTTGTGGTAACGGGCACACCCGCAAGGCCCGCGCCAGACCGGCTCGTTCCTTGCAACACGTTGCCAGGGCGCAGACCTGCGATGAGATTGATACCGCCACGGTGCGTCTGGTTGTCATAGAGCAGGCCATAGAGTGAAGCCTCGGCATTCCGCTCGCTGGGCAATTCAATCGGCCCAAGCGGGATGCGCCAGTTCACCTCAACGCGCACACCCGTTGCAGGCCACGCCGCCCCTGTGGTGGTGAGCGTCACCCGCAAGCCATCGGCCGACAGTGCGGCGGTGAAGCCAGTGTTTACGAAGCTGACGCCGTTATTGACGCCCACCCAGAATTGCCCGGCATAAAGTGCCGCGTCATTCAAAGTGCGACAGACACGGCCCAATTCCAGCACGATGCTGTTGCGACTTCCATCGGCGAAATAAGCCGCCACAAGACGCGGCCCATTTGCCTTGATCTTGCGATCATACGCCCAGGCGAATACACGAGCCAGGCTGCGGCCAAGCCTACCCTGCCCCACCTGATTGCCGTCGCTGACGTTGAAGGTAGAGTTGTCGGGGGTGTCGATTGCCGAATTGTAGGCCGCGTGACCGCTGCCATTGAAATCGTTGATCGTGTCCATCCAGGTCGGACCAAGGATGCCGCGTGCGCCGAGTTCGTTCGCGAAATCGATGTGTCGATTGCGAATGCCGGGAGCGGTGGCCCCTTCGTTGTTGGAGGCGTCAACATGCGCGCGCCACGGCGGCAGAAGAAGCCATGGCGCCTGGTAGACGTTGAAACGAGCGTCGATTGCCGCAACATAGGCTGCACGGCCTTCAAGAGTTGGGCTCAAGCCGGGGAGCCATGCGGTGAAGTGCATATCCACATTGCGTTGCAGCAGAAGAGCGTAATAGCTGACCACACCACTGGCGTTGCCGTCACCCGCCCCTGGCGCGGTCGGTGTTACCGGCCCCATGAATCTCCAGGTCGCATGTCCATCTGGAATGACATCATCAGCCGTCCAGTTGTCCATGCCGTGAGTATTGATCGCCATATTGCAGATCATCAGCGGGTGGCCTGGATTGTGAGCGTTCCACTCGTTCAAGAATAGGATCGCTCCATGACCGCAGTCGTTGGGGGCTTCGCCAGGCCGCAGGCGGACTGTTGATGGAGTGGGCTGAGCATAGCTCGCACCGTTCAGAGCATACATCGTGCTGAGGCGCATCATGACACCCTGTGCACCAGCCGCCACCGCCACATTGAGGTTGTTTGAGCCATTCGCGCCACCACCTGGGCCGCCGCGAATACAGAGCGCTACACCTGACTGGCCATGAAACAGGAGCCGGGTGCCAGAAAGCCAATCGGTGGATGTGGCAGACAGCGCAATGGTGCTCTTGTCACGCACGACAAGATCATAGTTTCCGACCGGCACGGTTTCGGTGAGCGACCAGTTACCGCCGCTGATACCTGTGATATCCGCCCAGTCTCGCCCGGCAGCAGGCGTTGACGTGCCGGCAAGCACCCATCGCCTTTCGAGCGTCGTGGTGTTGACCACATCGTAGGTGCCACTGATTGTTGTCGTGCGAGCGCCGCGCCCTGGGATGAACTTGTCGAAGGTGCTGTTGATCGTTGGGGCAGCGACTGCTGGCGCCCAATGGCTCGGAGCGATTGACAGGCTGTCCGTAAGACCGCCAGAAAGGCTGTTGTAATTGGAAACAACAAGTGTATTCGCAGCACCTGTGCCGGCGTTGGTCAGCGTGGTGATGTTCGGAAGCTTCCACCAGAACGACACTTCGGAGCGACCGGGACGCGGATTGACAGTATCACCGTTGCTGCGCAGGTTCGAGTAAGGCAGAGACCCAGCGTTCTGCGCTGCCACGAGACCCGCGTAATCCAAGAATGGGTTGGCGCCGGCGCCAGCCAATGCCCGAATGGCGTCATGGTGCGGACGACCGCTTCCTGTTACACCCGCTGTCGGGTTGTTGGCTGTGTCCCAGGGGAAGTCGCCATCGATGTAGGCAGCGTGCTCAAGCTCGAAGCCAACCGGCGTGCGAACGCCCTGCGTGCCGGAGGCGAAGAACAAGTTGGAGAGCATAGCTTGAACGCTGGAGTTGGTGAGCGTGGTATTTGGCGCCACCACCAGGGTTTCCGGCGTGCCGCCAGGCGCGCAATATGCCATCCACTGAATCCAGACAGGGCTGGCATTGGTGCCGATGTTTGTCACCGGGCTGACCAGCATCAGATAAGTGCCGGATGAGGCGAACTGACTCATGGCATCATTGTTCATGCCAAGAGTTCCGTAGCGATAGCGCATACGCAGAGGGGAGATTGGTGCTTGCGATCCACCAACAGCCAAGCCGGATTGGTTTGTTTGGTTGATCAGGCCATCGAGATCCGTGTCTGCACCGATCACGTTATAGCTTTGGTTGCCTGTGAACGAGGCGGGCAGCTTGACCCATGCCGCCAGATAGGCGCCTGAAACCTGACCGGAAGCTCCGCCAAGCGTGATCGCCGTGCGGTTGTCCCGCTTGACGATCGCGTTGGTCAAACGCAGTTCGGTTGCGCCGAGAGTCTGAACACGAATAGACATTAGCCGTTCACCACTGCAAAGCCAGCTTCGTCACCGGTGCTTCCGGCGCCTTCAACCAGGATTATATAAGATCCAACAGGGGCGTTGGTCAGCGTAAAGCTGTCAACAGTCACTGTATTCCATGTCGGATTGACGGAACTACTCGTCAGCGTGAAGTTGATCAAACTCCTCGACTGACTATAAATGCCAGCGATACTGTTTGTTGTTCTGACGACACCTGCCGTGTCGAAGAGGGTCTGTTTTGCGACTGGGTTCAGCGCAACAAAACCGCCATCAAGAGGCTGAAAATCTTCGTTCGTGAAGCCAGATGTGAAGATCGCCGGATAGTTCGCCGTCTGCGCATCGCTCGCAATGAGCGGAGCAACGACATTCGGACCGGTTAAAGCATTACCCGGCGTGCTTGTTTGGATGTTGCCTCTGACATAAGCGTTGAATGTGCCAAGAGCGGCGCCATCTTGCGAGAATGTCCGGGAGACGTTTGCGGAGAAACGTGAGTGCACATTGATGTTGATATTTGTGGTCGTCCTCCGGATCAGAAGGCTTTGGCCAACCAGGCTGTTGTGCGCAAACAGCGCATGGCTGTGTGGGCCTGAAATCTGCGAAGCCAGAGAAGTGTCCTCTGCCGGCGCTGAACCATTTCCAATGATCGCCCAGTTGAAGGCTGAGCCGCTGTCGATCGCCATGAAGAAGGTCTGTGCGGCAATGGATACAAACCTGTTGCCGTAAAGAATGATATTCTCATGCGCGACAGTGCCGGCAGTCTGAATGATATCGACGTGAGCATCGAACCCTGTGCCCAGCGTTACCCCTATGCCAATCGCAGCGTCAGTGACCGTCTGACCAGGTGTGGATGAGAAGCCCATGATCGACGCAAAACGACGGCTGTTGTCACCAAGCATGGCGGTCCAGCCAGATGAGCTCAAAGCTGTGTTCAGGCTGGAAACAACATCCGAGACCCAATAGAAACCAGTTCCTTGAGTTGTGCTTGCCTGGAATGTTCCGACCGTCACGCCATCAACCTTCAAAGTGAGGGTGCGCGAGCTGACGCCGTTACTTCCACTGATGCTGTATGTGGCTGTGCCTACACCGGCGTAGGCCAGCGTCATCGCGCTGAGCGGCGCCTTCAGCAAATTCTCATTGATGTTATGGCCGGAACACATGAACATAATGGGAGAGTGGTAGAGCGAACCAACACCGTATTCTCCGCGTGAGCGAATGATGTCTGTGCCGATCGTGTTCAGGTAGCAGCCAAAAAGGCCGAAGCTCACGAGAGAGCTCAAGGCAACATCGTGTATCCATGTGCGGCGAAGAAAATACGGAGAATCGACAAGGCCGATGGACCGACTTGCGCCTGTATTGTTCGGAAGCTCTGTCGCTCCGGCGCTGCTGTAAATCTCGCAGCCGTCAAGAACCACAGCGCGGAAGCCGGTGTTTACCGTGGCCTCATCGCTGGTGATCTCTTGAATATTGACAGCATCGAAGCGAACGCCCTTGAAAACAACCCCGTTGTGCTGAGGATTGAATGTCGTGAACGAGCCAGTTGATCGACGCGCAATCACATCGAAGCCGTTGGCGTCAATGACAACCTGCCCCCGACGCGAGTTTGTCGCTGTGCGATTGTCGGTGAAGGCAATCAAGGATGGGTCGATGAACCCGTTTTCCAGCCAGCGGAGACGCACATGCTCGCCGTTGATGCCATTCGCACCAAGGTAGCTTAGTGCGGCCTGAGCGCTTTGGTAACGACTGCCTGCTACAACAGCCTGGCCGGGCGCGATATCGATGGTGCGATCGTAGCCTGTCTTGCGGAATACGCGCACCGGGCCGATGGTTCGGTTGGCGATCGCCACATTCTGTGACTGAATGGTAGCGTAGACATCAGCAGCACCATCGCTGGAGAACTCTGAGAAGTCCAAGGAAGCAACCCAGACTTCAGCTGGTCGCAGCTCTGTGCCTCCGCCCGATGTCCTGCTTTCGATGAGCCGGGTTGTTGGCGCTGTGACGATAACCGCCCGGCCTTCACAGAAGAATGTGACGCTTGTGATGCCATCGACAATCCCATCGGAGCTGTTCGCACCCCACGCGGAAATCAAGACTTCCTCGTCAGCTGTAAACATCTCATCGACCGGCAGCGGCCAAACGAACTGGGCGATCGCGGCATTTGTTCCGTGCATCCAACCCAGGTCAGAGCGAGCGTTCACGGCAAGCCCGGTGCGAGTCGGCGCGGCGCTCACGTATCCGCTTCCAGCAGTTCCATTCCACGCCACACCGGGATACAGCGTCGCGCTGATTACAGGCGGTGTGACAACAGCAATGCCGGTCACGATAAAGCTTCGGTCGATGGTGTAGCTGGCGTTGGCGTAGGCGCCCATAACCCGCGCATTCACGGCGCGGGTCTCGCCTGCGGGGATAACTGATTGCAAAGCGACGACACCATCGGTGATCGTCACACCCGCGACATCCGAAAACTCCGAAAAGACGGGGCTCGTCAGATTGGTCGTAATGGTGAAAACATCGCCGGTGATATCCTCATCGACGGACGGGCTGTCTCCAAGACTGGTTCCGATGTATCCACCAGCAGCGCCCCCAACAGTGGGGACGCTTTCTGGCACGGTTCCGGGGTCAACCATATTCACAGGAAGAGGGTTGAGATCCGAGATTGCCTCGCCGATCTTGAAGCCGCCAACCGGCGAAGCGACGACATAAGTCGGCACTGGGTTGGATGGCGATACAAGCTTATCGTTGATCAGCAAGGCGAAACTCCAAAGATAATAGAGCAGATGCTCCGAAATCTCATATCCAGCGTGGAGTGTAGCCTAAAGCGTATGCGTGGTCAACCACACACACTAGATTGAAACGCCCATGGCCTTCATTCTTTCACCAAATACATAGTGCAGCGGATAGCCGAGAGCGTCGGTGGCGTGCTCGACACTCATAGACTTATCAATCTCCGCTCGTCCAGCCTTGTAGATCGTCTGTTCAAAGCTCTCGATCAGCTTCTTGCACTTAGCGTCAATCTTCAGCCTGATCCGCCCGTCTGCGCTGAGCAACAGGCTGTTGACGGTCTGGACGCGATCTGAGACGCGAGGGTGCTTTCGCTTGTAGAAGATCGCCTTGTATCCAGCATCGCGAAACACATCGAGGTTGCTTTCACCCCGACCCTGGTTGCGGTTTGCACCAGCAGGATCGGGGTAAATGCGAGCAAGACTCTTGGACTTGTAGTAACGCCGGTCGAGTTCGTCGCAGACTTCCTGCGTGTTTGAGTTCGGCAGGTGGATCTCATCGACCACCCACAGCTCGCCGTCATCCTGCTCCTGAATGATCACGGAGCTCATGGGATCGATGTTGAAATCCTGCCCCACCCAGAACGGGCGACTGGGGTTGAATGGATAATCGCCGATGTGAACCTTCCGGTCAAAGGCGTAGTAGACACGACCAGCCATCGTTTCGAAGCTCGCTTCAAACTCCTGCTTGAAGGTCTTCGGATCGAGGTTGGCGCGAGCGTTCGCAATTTCGCTCGGTGGGAAAAACGGCGAGCTGATGGACTTGAACTGCCATGACCACCACTCCTGGCGCATCCTATTGGCGCGCTGCTGACCGTTGGTGTAGAGGCCATAGAAGTTGGTGAAGCCCTTGGGCGTTCCGATGATCAGCGCACGACCGCGTGTCGTCGTCAGCGTCGGATAGATGACCTTCTCCCAGACCTCCGGCCTGAAATCCTGATACTCATCCAGGATGACAAAATACACACCGCGACCGCGCAGCGTGTCCGGTCGATCGGCGCCCTTCAGCTGAATGACGGTGCCATTGATCAGCCTGATCTCAAGGCGCGTCTCGTGCTTCTTCTTGACCCAGGCTTCGGGGATGCTCTCGCAAAGCTCATCCCACATGATTTCACGAGCCATCTGGAATGTCGGGCAGACATACCAGATCAGACGGCGACCGCTGCCCTTCGAGGCGCGAGAAATCTCCGCTCGTGCCAGGACGGTCTTGCCAAAGCGTCGTCCTGCGACCACCACGCGAAAGCGCGATGGATTGTTGAACACTTCAAACTGGTTGCGGTGCAGTTTGATGCCGACCGTTGGGAGGGCGAAAGCCACTACGCTTCGTCGTCGTCGGTGTCGTCATCACCGCCGAGCTTGTCAGCCATGGCGCCGTTATACGCTTCTTCGTTGGCGCGGGTGATCTGATCAATCTCGTTGTCGGTGTAGACCGACACGCCCAGTTCAGGCAGCTGATCGTCGTCTGTGTCCAACTCCGCGATGTCCATGAGAGCGTAATTCTCTTCGCGAACCCGCTTGATGATCTGGCTGGCGGTGCGCAGCGTCACCAACTGAGCGTTCACGGAAGCGAGGCCGGCACCGCCAGGCTGCTCAGCTTCCGAGATTTTCTTCATCACGATGTTGCCGATGAGGGAGTTGTATTTGCTGTAGCGGCTCTTGAAATCAGCCGCTTCTCGCGTGCGGATTGCACGCTTCTCCGCAGCGATATCTTCAGCTTCGGCTCTCACATCACCGAGCTTCGACCCCATCACGATATCGCGCTCTCTCAGGCCGCTACCGATCGCCTGTCGAGAAACACCGAACCGATCTGCGAGCTCTTGCTGTGATGCTTCGCCGCGTTCGTAAAGAACGACGATTTCTGCCCATTCAGCTGGTGAGAGACGCTTTGACATAAACTCCGAGGGGTAAGCTGCGCTACTGAAACAAAACTGTGTTGCCTGTGTGTGTTGTAACCCTTACACACTCCGTCGATGTTTGTCAATCTGAACCTTATTGAGAATTGATCTCATTAGTGTTCAGAAATGGGATTTTTCCCGTTCGTAGAACAATTCAGAATTTTAGAATCTGATTCTGAATCTAGAATCTAATATAATACTTACTTCGCGCGCCGCAGCGCGCGCTACGTGCACGATGCGCCCGCACATGCCTGCACGCAGCGGCGCGCGCTAGGTGAGCGTGTGTGCACGCGCGTAGCAGAACACACACGCTTGTCAAGACAGATCATCGCGGAGATCAGAATGCGCCTTTCATGAGCGCATACCCGGCTCCGGTGGCGGCAAACACCGATCTCATGCGACCTTCGCGGAGAACCTTCCCCTTCTCTTCGACCAGGCTGTGGCCCATCATGTGCTTGATCGAACACATCATCGCGGCGCGGGAAGCTCCAGGGACTTTCTCCAGAAGCTGATAGATATCTAGGAGCGAGCCGTCGAAGTTGCGACGGATCAGACACCGCAGGATCTCCTGCTGCTTCGGCGTCATCATCGGAGGGTTTCGCTTCTCTGTCGGCTTCATGACGGCATCCTGCTGAGATCAAGGGGTTCGTTCGGCTTCTGCCAGTAGAACGCTTCCAAAGGCAGCACGGCGGGCGCGACCTTCCCCACATCGGGGTTCTGGTAAATCCCATAGAGAGGGCTCGCCAGGGTAAGCTGCTGGAGGTTCTGCACGACATCTCGGAACGACATGCGCTCGACGCGCTTCACGCCGACATCTCCGAGGGATTTGCCCGTCTTCTCCAGGCTGGAGTTGGCATAGTAGAACTCGCGGCACTTGGCGTCCACGATCGCTCGCTCTCCTTCGGGCATCGCCGACCATTCCTCAATGATCGCTTCCAGGTCGGCCGGCTCCGATGAGAACATGCGACGGAAGAATTTCACACCCTCCTCGAACTTCAGGCTGTTCATCGGCTTGACGAACGAGAAGCCAGCGCGGTGGGCGAACATGTTGTATTTGCTCATGGACGACTGGATCTCGATGTAGCGCTTGCCTTCCATTCGCGACGCCAGGTTCGTGAAGGCGTAGGCAAGACCTGCGCCGCGATACATCGTATCAACCACCACCCTGGCGACGATCGACATGTTGGCGTTGATCCACTTCATCCGGTATTGGTTCGTGACCTTGTTGTCGCCGGAGCAGGGCTTCAGCTTCGGGAACAGCACATGTCGCTCCTTCAGCAGCAGCTTCGGTGCGGCCATGACCAGGCATCCCACAAGTTCATCGCCAAGCTTCAGCGTGAAATGGTGAGACCCTGCGGGCAGGCTTCCCGACTGCTTGTAGTGAAGCTCATGAAGAATGCGCCAGTCTTCGATTGTCCCGCGCTGCACCGTCATCTGTTCAAGAAGACTCAGCTTTGGCTTCGGGTTTTCGGTGCGCTCAATCAGCCACGGTTCGGTATTCATCGATGGATATCCTGTCATGAAATCTCTTCACAATCTTGACCGATGGGGCAAGTTCGTCTACAAGGTCTGTATGTGTTGTAGCTACCACAAGGATTTTTCCAAGTTGACGAGCCACCTTCGCCATATTGTAGGCCACGACCTTCGCGGTAACGCGGTCGAGAACGGCTCCGAACTCGTCAGCAATCCAAACATCGGCACCCGTCTCGATGAGTTTTGCGAGGCGCATTCGATAACGCTGCCCATCCGAGAGCTCGGTGGGCTTACGGATGTAGAGATAGGCGTCGCTGATGCCGACGATGGAGAGCAAGCGGATTGCCTCGGCCATGCTATCGTTCGATACTTTGCCGGCGAGATCCTGCGTAACTCCATTTGCGATCTGGTCAATCACTGGCTGGTCCGTGAACGTGACATCCTCGATGCGAGCCACGGAGAATTTCTCCTCAAGCTTCATGGCGAGCTCACGAAGCAGCACCGATTTGCCTGCACCCGACTGGCCGCTGATGTAAACCACATCACCGGGGACAACCTCGAACTGGATGTTGTCGAGAACCGTCCACTGGCGCTCCTCAAGACCCAGGCCGAAAGCCTCTGCGACCTTGATGACACGCTCGCTGCGCTCGACGCGGCTTGAGAAGGATTTGTTGAGTTCAATCTTCATAGCTATCTTCCTCGAACTGCTCGTCATGGACACGAATGAGATCCTGCTTCGCGAGCTCCAGGCCGCCCATGAACATCGAGATGTTCTCAATGGCGCCTAACGTGAACATCGTGGCCACCCCGGTGATGTCCTGTCGGCCTTCATCGACGCCAAGAATGATCACGAAGTCCAGGTAGTTCCCAGCTTCAACGCTGTTGTTGACGATATCCAGCATCTCAAGCGTCCGGTCGCGCGCAGCCTCTCGATCTTCGTCGGGCGTGCGCATATCGGGCGCGATGCGCACCACGTTCGAAGGTTCTTCTGATACCGTCTCAGGTTCGTCAGGATCGTCGCTGAGCGTGTCGTTGAGCAGTCGGTTATACGCTTCAGCAAAAGCTTTGAACGCGATTGTGCGACCTCTCACGCGCCCCTCATCACCGTCATAGATCAGGTCGCCCGTCGCGAGCATCGCTTTGCGAGCAATGGCAATCGCATCAGCCAGAGGCATCATGCAGCTGACTCCAGCATGTCGAGCCAGGCGTCGATCCCAGTCTTGCCCGTCCTCAGCTCAATCGCGGCGATGTGGCTGCGGAACAGATGTTCCTTGCTGACCGGAATGTGCTTGAAGCCGAAAACCTTGGCGATTGCAGTCTCACCGGCAGCGGCGTCAGCAACCTTGACCGCGTTCGCTGTTTCCTGGGCCGCCATGTCGGCATCTAGATCGCCAGAAAGGGCGCCGAGGTTCATCTCTCCGACATCCTCCATGGACACCTGAAGCTCGCGATCGGTCAGACCCATCGACAGCGCGAACTGTGCCATGTCGGTGCCGGCTTCGGCAGACAGAACCAGGCGCTCGATCTCTTCTGTCAGAGCTTCAACATCATACTCCGTCGAGGCAGTCTTGTTGTGCGCGATCCGTGCAGCGTCGGCTTGGTTCTTGGTCAGGAGCTTGGCGTGCTTGACAGGAAAGTCCTTGAACTGGCCCATCGCTTGCAAGGCTTCGAAGCGACCATGGCCGGCGATGATGAAACCATCCACATCGACAATCAGAGCTTCCATCAGCCCATGCTCTTTGATGGAGGCGATCAGGGTGGCGATCTGCTCCTTCGAGTGCTTCTTGTGGTTCTTGGCATAGAGCTTGATCTGGGAAGCCGGCCAAAACTCAGTCGGCAGTGCCATCAGGCCATAGGGATCTGTTACTGTCATGATTTCCTCGTGAGTGTGGTTTCACCGGCATACAGTTTGAATTTCAGGATGCCGTCCATTCCTTCCGGGTCGTCCTCGGTGAAGTATTCGCCGTTGTCGCAAGCGCCACAGGTGCGGGGTTTCCTGCGGTTCTGGCATGTTCCGCATTCATCGAAGCGCCACCAGGGCTTGATATCTTGTGGCATTACGAGTCCTCGCGGAAGAAGAGAATATGGACCAAAGCATCCCCGGCGTTCTGAAGATCGTCGCCGTCCTTCATGCCCTGGGAGCGGATTGTTGTGTTGATCAGCTTGCGTGTCCGCTCACCGTCCGCGATACTGACCTTGAAGCGGATAATCTCGTGCGTCTTCGCAACTCGCGATTTGCTCTGCGCCTCGGTTTCCTCTTCGGTGGCTTCGTTGTCGTCATCGAGGCCAAGCTCATCGAGGTTCACGTCAACCGAGTTCATGATCGAGAGGATGTCCGCGTCACCGTAGGGCATGAAGCTTCCGATCACGTCGCCGATGTTCAGCTCGCGGAGCAGCTCGGCCAGGGCCATTGCGTCATCGACACCGTAGCGGGCGTTGTCCACCAGGCTGATCTCCTTGGCCTTGGCGTCTTCGATGACACCCAGGTCAAGAACCGGCACAGCCTTCATGCCGGCTTCGATTGCCTGCTCTGTTCGGTGGGCGCCGCCAAGGATCTGAAGTCTGCCTGGACCAACGGTTCGACAGAGGATCGGCTTGAACATGCCAAGCCGATCGATACTGGTTTTGAGCTTCGCCTCGTTGTCCATTGAAACGACATTGGTGTTCCATGGGTTCGGTTCGAGTAGCCTCGGATCGACCTGCTTGAGTTGCATTTATTCCTGTTCCATCTAGTGTGTGTGTGCCTTTTACCATACGTCATCAGGTAGGCGTTGTCCATACAATCTTAGATGGTATCACATATAAATCTAAGATCGCTTCGCACCCAATCTAAGATTCAAACGCGACCCATCTTAGATTGCGATGCAGATCATCTTAGATCACAGCGCTTGCAATCTTAGATCGACTCGTTTACCGTGTATGTATGTCAAACATCATACAGATTGCACACAATGCGGTGGTCGCTCAGCTTCGCGATGCGCCTGACGATGTGAAGATGGGAGTCTCTGAGCTCCTGAGCTTCATGGTCGAGGGCGCCGAGCACACCGACGCCTTCCAGACAAAGGGCTGGGACGGTCGGTCAACCTTCTTCGAGTGGGGAAAAGCCACCTTCCCTGCCGGCTTCGTTCCCTCTGTGGTCGATTGGCTTCAGCGCAGCGGACAGAGCGTTCAGATCCTTCGCGCCAAGCTGCCGGCCCCGCTGGGTGAGAAGCCGACTATGGCCAATCCCCTGGTCGATAACTTCAAGCCGGATGATCGCTACGATTATCAGTTCAAGTCCATCGAGCAGCTCGAAAAGCACGGCATGATGATCGCTCGCGTTGCCACCGGTGGTGGTAAGTCGCGCATCGCCAGGCTCGCAATCAAGCGCATTGGCCGCAAGACCATGTTCATCACCACGCGCAAGGGGCTGCTGTATCAGTTCGCGAACGCTTGCACAGACAGCGGGATGCACGTCACGACCATCGGTGACTCGCAATGGGACACAGACGGTCAGGTGGTCTGCGCAATGGTTCAGACGCTCGCGGCCAGGCTGAAGGAGGTTGATCCAGGTGATCGATCACCGGCAGCTGACGACGCTCGCGCGACGCGACAGAAGGCGATCGACTTTCTGTCCGAGGTCGAGTTCATCATCGGCGAAGAAGCGCACGAAGCCGGCTCGAACAGCTATTACGATGTCCTGAAGTTCTGCAAGAAGGCTCACTACCGGCTCGCGCTCACCGCAACGCCGATGATGCGCGAAGCCGAGAGCAACATGCGACTCCTGGGCAGCTTCGGCCCTGTGCGCGTGGAAATCAGCGAGAAGCTGCTGATCGATCGCGGCATTCTTGCCAAGCCCTACTTCAAATACATCGAGACGAAAGCCCCTCCCCTGCTGCGCAACGGCACGCCCTACAACAAGGCTGTGGAGATCGGCATCATCAACAACGCGGAGCGCAACCGCGCTATCGTTTTCGAAGCTGCGCGGGCGTCACGATACGGCCTCCCAGTCGTGGTGCTGGTGACGCGCAAGATGCACGGCGAGATGCTGGCAACGCTCATGCGAGACAGCGGGCTGCGGTGCGAGTTCATCTTCGGTGACACCAAGGATGAGAAGCGCGAGGAGATGCTGCTGAGGCTGGCCACAGGCTCGCTACAGGTGCTCATCGGCTCAACCATCATCGATGTCGGCGTGGACGTTCCCTCGCTCGGCATGGTCATCCTGGCGGGCGGTGGGAAGGCTGAGGTTGCGCTTCGTCAGCGCGTTGGTCGCGGCCTTCGTGAGAAGAAATCCGGCCCTAACATCGCGCTGGTCTGCGACTTCGTGGACCCAGGCAACAAGCACACAAAGGGTCACTCAATGACACGCCGCGCAATCATCGAAGCGACGCCAGGGTTTCGTGAAGGCATCCTTCCGAATGGCAAGGACTTCGATTTCGTCGGCCTCGGATTTGAGCGCCTGCTGAGCATCGCGGCATGACACAAGACACCAAGGTCGTCAGCGTAAGGGTTGATGTCGCCGCCTGGGATCGCGCCAACCAGCTGGCCAAGAGGTTCGGGGTTCGGTTGAGTGATGTCGTTTCTCTGGCGCTGATCTGCTGGGATGATGATCAGGGCTTCATGACAGAATCACTGAAAGAACGAGCGGAGACACTCAGCACGGCGTCAACGACCGTGGCGAGTCTTGTCAAAAAGGCCGGCAAGCTTTCTCCTGCTGAACGAGCAGCATTGAAGCGCGCATTGTCATAGTTTTCGCTTGCTTGTGTGTGTGGTGTTTGCTACACACATGACACCTTTGAATTGGAGATTGAAATGCGCGATAACATCATGACTGAGATCAACGCTGAGCGCGAACGTCAGGTCGAACTCTGGGGCAATGACTCGGACGACAGCCGCAACACCCCTTTCCATTATGTCAGCTACATCGCCAGCTATGCGACAA